GCGCGGTGAACAACAAATCGCGCGCGATCCGGTAGTCGCGGTTATAGAGCGGCTCGCCGGTGTTGACCGGATAGACGATGCAATAGCCGCGCACCGAGAATTGCCGCGTCCGCCGGCCCATGTCCTCGGGATAGGGTAGGTCGCGCTTGGGGAACTCATGCACGACGATCGCGCGCCCCGACTCCTTGCTACCCGCCTCGACGTGAAAGAACGCGCCGCGGAAGGATGCGGGCAACAACTCATCGCGCCATTTGGTATTGGGTAGATCGGTGATCAGCATCGATCGCTATTCCTGATACTGCGAAGCCATCGACGAGGCGGCCGGCTCCATTTGGGTCTGGCGCGTTACCTCGGTCTTCTTGAAGATACCGCGACCCTCGGCCCCGACCTTGGTGCCGCGCGGCGCGTTGACGTGAACCGATAGCTTGCCGGTGCCCTCGACCTTTTGCGCCATTTGGTCGTCGAGCGCGGCCCGCGAAGCACCCGTGCCAAAAACCCAATCGTCGGCTTCTTCTTGCGATCTTATCGTGGGCTGAGAACCGTCATTTTTATATGATGAAGCCCTCGCCCGCCGGGCTTCGTCGTTGCCGGGCGCCGGGGCTGCGGCTGCATCCCTTGCGCGCTGTTCTGCCGCCCATTTGCGGCCTTCCTCGCCGTGAGCCGAAAACCAAGCGTTCTCAACTTTGTGCATCCCCCAATATTTGGGGTCCGCCATATACTTGGCGAAGTTAGGATCGCCCGCCATACCTTGGTCGGTCGAATAATCAGTGATGTTTGATCCGGCATAAACTTTTTGAAGTGCCGCTTCTCCCGCGGCTGCGGTTTTTGCGGAGATGTTTCCACTGATCAAGCCATGCTGCACCGGACCATACTGCCCAGAGAAAAGCGCCTTCCTTATCGTCTGATGGCGCATGGCCGCCATATTCATCAATTGTTCCATGTTTGATTGGATGCCGCCTTCGTGTTGCATCGCGTCGATGGCAAAGGCTTTTAGTTTTGGATCAGCATCTAATTCCTTCTGAAACTGTGCGCGTTGCTCGGCAAGAGTTCCGCTTGAACCGCCGCCATCATCTGGCCCCGTCGCACCGCCATCACCGCCGCCGCCGCCGCCGCCGCCGCCGCCACCGCCGCCGTGGCGACCACCACCGCCGCCGATGTCGTTGAGGCCCGCCTGGGCGGCGAGCCCACCGCCGCCGCCAGTGCCGCCGCTGAACAGCCCTTGAGCGCCGCCGCCGAGCCCGCCGGTGCCAACTCCGAACGCCTGCTCGAAGTCGTCGGCAAGCCGCTTGGTCTGCTCCATGAGCTCGCGCTGCACCTTGAGCCCGTCATCGCCCATGAACGGCGCCTCGCCGCGGCGGTCCTCTATGTTGGTGGACTCGGGCCACTCGTCGGGCGCCAGGCCGCCCATCAACGGCACCGCGCCGCCGCCGAGCTTCATCCGTCCGCCTGGGCGTCTTTGCGTGGACGTGGCTGGTGCCGGCGTATCCAATTGCGGAAAGCGGCTCGTACCCTGGCTCTCGAAAAACCCATGCTCCTTGAGCCACGACTTGATCGGGTTGTCGGGTTCATCGACGCCGGCCGCTTTCTTTTGCGCCCGCCAATAATCGGCGCCCTTTTCGCTGAACGGATTGATCCGCTCCTGCCACGTCGCGGGATGCTCTTTGCTGGCCGCTTCTGCCTTCGTGGCCTTGTCCTCCCACTGTTTGAGCATCTCGTCGATCCAGCGCATCGACGACATGAGCGGACTGCTTGTGATCGCCTGATCCCACCAGGCGGCTTTGATGTGCTCCCAATGCTCATCGATCTCGCGCGAAACCTGGTTGTAGTCATCTGCTGCCTTCTGGCGGTCGGCCTGAATTTTCTTTTCCTCCGCGGATACCGCGGGCAAATCCTTTTTCAATCGGTCGAGGTCTGGCATTCCCAGCTCGGTTTCAAACTTGCGGAACCTTTCGGTGCCGCCGACCTCGCCCCATTTTGCGATAGCGTTTCGCCTGATGTTCTCGAGGCCCTCCCGCAATTTGTTGGCGAACTTCGTCGGGTCTTTGATCTCGGTCAGTTGCGTGAGAAATTCCTGCATCGCGCCGGCGCCCTCGAGCCCGGCTCCTGCCATCATCTTGCGCCGGAATTCGCTATTGGCGCGCGTGATGTCGGCCATAGTGTGCGCCAGACCTTGAAGGTCGCGCGTCGCGTCCTCGACCCCGGCGATCTTGAATTGCTCCTGAAACATTTTCACGAACGCCGGATCGAACCCGGTCTGCTTGCTCAGGACTCCGATGCGTTCCTGCACCTTCGCGAAGTCATTGAGTCCATCGAGCGCCTTGTCCGCTGCATAGCCGACCGCGATCAAGCCGGTGGCGATGCCGCCGATCCCGCCAATGAACGGGACCATGCGCTTGGCTGCGACCTCGAGGTCTTCCGAGAACGGCTTGAGTCCTTTCTCGCGCGCGTCGCGCGCCTGGCGGCTGAACCGCTCGAGCTGTGCCGCCGTACCGCCGCCGCCGAGCGCCTCGATCTCCTTGCGCATCTCGCGCAATTTCTCGACGGTGTTACCTTCGACTAGCGTTACTTTGATTTGTAGTTCTTCTGTTTCAGCCATTGTTCAACGATCCTCGCGGTCGGCGTTTGCCTGGCGCCTGAGCTCGCCGATGCGGTGCGTGTATTTGAGATGCGTCTGCACATGCGAGATCGGCATGGACAGAAAAACGTCGGGGCATTGGTGATACCAACGAGCGAGCCAGTAGCAGTCGAGCACGAAGTTGTCGCCGGCGTCGGTGCCTACCAGGCCGCCGGCTCCGGCAGAAAAAAACCCCGCAGCCTAAAGGCGCACGAAGCGAAGTCGCGCGGATCGAGCCGCTCGACCTCGGGCGTGAGGATGCCGCCGAGCGTCGCCACCATCGCCGCCATTTTTCGGTCGTCGATGATGATTTCCCAATCGGCATCGATGCGGCACGGGTTGCCGTTGCGGATGATGTCGGCCGCGGTCGGCTCGCGGAACGAAATCTCGTGGACTTCCTCGTTCTTATGATTGCGGATCGGATGATGGAGCAGCTTCACCTTGATCGGCCAGGTCTCGACGCGCGCCGGCGCCGCGGCCGGCGCGGCTTCCGGCGCCACCGGCTGCTCGGCGACGAACCCTTCGCGGACGGGTATGTTCATGCGCTCACCACGAGCTCTCGTCGCATTGCACGCCTTCCCAGCGGACGCGCGCCTGGCCGTCGCGGGTATTGATATCGAACCCGGCTTTGCACGACGCTTGGATGAGCGTGTACTGCTTGCGGTTGGCGAGCTGCGCGATGACAGTCACGTCAGTTTCCGCCTCGAGTGTTTCCATCAACAAGTCGGGCGTGGTCGAGATGTCGCCCTCGATGTAGGGAACGCGCGGCAGCTCCTGATAGCCGTGGACGCGGTCCTGGCCTGCGATCATGGTGCGCTCGACGTTGCTCGGCGAGACGGTGAAGTTGCCGCGCAACGCCAGTTGTCGGTTGTCGGCCCAGAGGAAGGCCGTGCCCGCAAAGAGTTGGGCCATAGGTTTCTCCTTTGCTTACGGGTTGATGATGCGAGGAACGAAAGTTAGGCCGCCGCCGGCAGCGTGCCGGTAACGCCGATCGGCGGAAGCGTGGTGGTGTCGATGCCGCGGTCGTATTGCAGGCGGAACTGCGCCAGCACCGCGAAGATGCGCAGTTGATTGATGAGGTCCGGCGGATAAAGGACATCGAGCCTGTTGGGATCGTTGACGTTGCGTTCCACCAGAAGGTTGTTCTTGAACTGAGTCACGTTCTCGACCAGCCCGTTGAACTCGTCCATCCGGTACTGCGCGATCAATGCCGCCCGAACGATGCCGGGCGTGACGATCGCCTGGCCCGGCCCGAAGCGCGTTCCATCGTCGGCGAGCTTGCAGCGCGGGAATTGCGAGGTCACCGCGGCTTTCTGATTGCGCAACAGCTTGGCCAGTGTCGCGAGCGTGGTCACGAGCTCATAGGCGTCGTCGCTCTGGCCATAGAGGTTGAGCTGATAGAGCGTCTGCTCTCGCGCGATCATCGGCTGGTTGTCGGTGCCGGCCTTTTGGATCGCGATGCCGTTTTCGGCCAGCGAGTTGAGTTCCTCGAAATCAAAACGGCTGTGCAAGGGCGCGCATTTGATCTGATTGAGCGAGAGCGTTTGCAGCGGGCGCGCCGGGTCGTCGATGAGGGCGCGCTGCGCCTTGCCGCAATAGGCCGCGGCCCATTCGAACGACGGCGACGGGCTCGCCACCTCGAAGCCGAGCACGGAGATCACGCCGGAATTCTGCGTGTTACCGAACGTGATGAGGTCGGTATAGAGCCCGCGCTTGGCCGAGAAGACGTGGCCGAAATGCTCGCGCATCCAACCCCATCGACCGCCATCGGTGAAGCCGTATTCCTGATCCCACGCGAACAGCGAGGTCGAGTCGGTGTAGGGCATGGCGACGTATTCGAATTCCTGCTCGCCCATGTTCGAGATCGCAGCATCGAACACCGGCACGCCGACGCCGCCAGCGAGCACACCGCCGGCCGGCAGCGTCATGATCAGACCGGGCGGCAGGCGCTCGCCGCCGATGCTGCCGTAGTAGTTCAGCGCGACCGTGATCTCGTTGCCGTGAACGCCCTTGAACTCGGCGGTCAATGTCACGTCGGTCGGGCCGCCGACCGAATGCACCGGCAGATCAAAGTTCTCGTTGATTGCAAACGAGATGGCGGTGTGGATCGAGTTGACGGTGTCGGTGGCGCCGACATTGACCGGGATGTGATCGCCGGCGATGTAGAGATGGATCGTGCCGGCTTCGGTCGGCGCCGCGGTGACGATGATCTTGCCGGTGGCCGCGGTGCCGCCGCTGGGCTCGGCGACCGGCAGGCCCCACACCTCGTTGGCCAGGTTGCTCGCGTAGTAAGCCTTGAACATCCGCGAGAGCTCGGAGCCCTGGCCGAAATGCGCGTCGGCTTGCGCCTGCGATCCGACCGCGATCGGAATGTCGTGCGGCGCGTCCCCGCCGGCGGTCGCGGTGCCGACGAGCAACGCCCGCAGCCCGAGCTGCGGCAATCCGGCTTTCGACGGATCTACCTCCACCCAGTACAGGGGAACCTTGATATTTGAAGGAATTTGATTGAAGCTGATGGGCATCGCACTTTCTCCTAATGATTGATTGTTGGATTAGGCGGTCGGCTTCGGCGGCGGCGGGCCGCCGGGCGCAGCCTGCGCAGGCTTGGGCGCTTCGCCCTTCTCGCCGCCAACGACCTTTACGGTGCCGTCCGCGATCCGCCGTTTGGTGAAGCGGTCAAGCGGCCACTCGACCGCGCCGCTCGGCGGGAAGCCGATGCCGCGGGGATGGCGCACCGCCTTGCGCAGCACGTCGGTTGACGGCTCGACGCGCACGACCTCGGGCTTCGGAAGCCGGCTCTTGAGTTGCGCCTGGCGCTCGGCGACCAGCTTTTGACGCTCGGTTAGCTTTACCTCAACCATTGGTCTTTCCTCCTTGTGCAGGCGTGAACTCATATTCGCGGATGATGCGTTGGACCGCGTCGGCCGGCGGCACCGCCTCGTCGCCCTCAACCGGGACGATCTCGACATGCATGCGCAACAGATCGTCGGTAATGATCGGCCCGTATTCGGCGCCGTAGACGACCCAGGCGTCATATTGCAACTCTGCGAACGGCGTCTCGTTGGTCCCGGATGTTCCGAAGTTGTGCCGGCGCGTACCTTTTTCGACGCCGCGAAACGTGACGTTGTCGGGCAAGCTGGAAAACCAGAAATTCGTCAGCTTGGGATCGCGCCAGATGCCATTCATCAACGCCCAGAAGGCTTCGTCGATTTTGAGCTCGCCTTCGACCTGATCGTTGTTGTTGATGATGACCGAGAAACCAATGCACAGCGAATGGATAAACCGGATCATGCTGGTCTGATATTCGCCGTCTGGCGCCATCGCTTCCTCGACGATGTAGACGCCGAGATACGGGATGAACTGCGGCTGGATTTGGAGCTGCCGGCAGCGGCGCGACGTGAAGCCGGCAAAGAACGGCAGCGTCACCGCCTTGGCATAGAGCGCATCCCGGATGATCGCGGAATAACTCTGCGTGTCCGAGATGCTCATGGCGCCGGCGGCAACCATTTGCGCAGCGTGAGCACGGTCATGCCGCCATCGTAGCTGTCGATATCGACGACCTCGAATTCGCCGAGCGCCGGGCCGGCGTCGGCTTCGGGGATAACGAGGCGATCGCCTTGCTGCGGCAGCTCGGCGAATTCTACGTCCCGGATATCGAGCGCGGTTTTCTGATCGGAATAGATCGCACCGTCCTCGGTTTGGATATCGACCGGCCCGCTCCAGTAGTAGCCGCGGCCGAGAAAGGACGCGCCCGCCGGCTGCGAGACATACGGATAGAACGTGACCGGCCGTGCGAACACATCGAACGCCGGACTCAAAACCATGGTCGAGAAGTTGACGCCGCCGCCGATCGTCATCGTCAAACCTCAAAGCGGATGTAGGCGGACAAAAGCGAATTGATCGAATTGATCGAATAGCCGAATTGCTGGGCCGCTCGCGCGCCCGAAACGAGCGGATCGAAGAACATCACACGGCTTTCACGATGTGAAATTGACCGGATGCCGCTCGAGCCGAACGAGCGCCGCAACGCGCGACCCTCGAGCAGCATGATCTCGCAAACCTGGCGCAATGCCGGCGGCGCATCTTCGGGCAGATTGTAGCCGCCGGTATATGTGACAACGATCGGTTCGCTGCGCGTTTCGAACAGCTCGAGCTTGCCGGATTGCTCCTCGAATTCGTAGACGCTCGGATCGAGCGTCGAGCCGCGCGGCGACTCGACCGACGCGATGTCCGCCTCGGCCGCCGGCCAATGACTCAAGAACATGCGGCGTGAGCCCAGGCAGCGCCACGTCTCGCGCACCTCCTCGCGGGCAAAGACGCGATTGCAAAGCGACGAGATGACATCGGAATAGCGCGTGATGTCCTCGGCGAGCTGCGCGTCCTGGCTCGTGTCCGTTGGCGGGATGCCCATTGCGAGCTTGATCGCGTCGAGCGTGAGCAGATCGTAGGTATCGGCGGGCGTTAGGATTTTGGTGATGATGTCAGCCATCAGCCGGCCTCACCGTGGAATTGAGCGAACAGCTCGCGCAGCTCGAGCGGCGCGCCGGCGTTGCCGTCGTCCATGAGCGGCGTTGCCGTGTAGGTCTTGCGATCGATGCGCCAGGCCACGATCGCCGGCGCCGGCGCCGCCATGCCTGGCATGCCGCGCTCGCCGCGCTCGCCCTTGCCGCCGGGGAGTCCCTGCTTGCCGGGCCGCCCGGCCGACGCGATCAATTGCCAGCCGTCGCCAGGGCACGGCCCCGGATTGTCGGCGCGGGCGATGAAGCCGCAGCCGTTCAATGCAACGACCTCGAGGGCGCGGTAGCTCTCGCCCTCGCGCCAGGTGCCGCGGACGACCGGGACCGGCGCGTCGCGCCCGGCCGCGGCAACGAGCGCCCAATCCTCATGCGGCGGCGCGGCCGCGGTATCCCGGCGCGCCTGCCAAGTGCTGCCGGCGGCGGCGACGAGCTCGCCCTCGTAATGGACTGCGCCGGCGGCAAAAATCTTGACCGCGCGCAACGCCCCCGGTGCGCCCTTCTCGCCGCGCTCGCCGGTCGGGCCGGCCGGGCCGGGCTCGCCCCGCTCGCCTTGGCCTCCTGGCGCGCCACGGTCGCCCGCTGGGCCGCGTTCGCCGGGAGGGCCTATGTCACCTAGCGGGCCGGGCAAACCGCGCTCACCGGGCGCCCCGCACGCGCCTGGCGGCCCTTCCTTGCCGGGCGCACCGGGCGCACCGGGCTCGCCGGTCGGGCCGGGCGCCCCATCGGCCCCGCTGCGGAGCTCGGCCAGGCGCGCGGCCGCCATCTCGCGCATATCGGTGCGGGCGATCGCGACCTCGGCGCGGAGCTCGGCCAGCGTGGCCGCGGTCTGCGCCTGGGCGAGGGCGTGCTCGCGCTGCCACTGGCACCGGGCGTTGTCGAGCACCTCGGCCAGGACTTCGCGCCACGCCTCAAGCAGACATTCGGCGGCGTCCGATCCGATCGGCGTTGGCAAAGATGTTTCCGACTTCTCGATGTATGTCATCGCGGCTGGCCTTCTGCGGCGGCTTCGGCTGGTCGGCCGGTTTCGGCTGGTCGGTGGGCGCCGGCGGCGGCGCGCCAGGCGCAGGCGCGGCCGGGATCTTGCCGACCTGACTCAAGGGCACGACTTGCTGTTGCACGCGCGGCTCATCGCCGAATGGCACGGCCTCGAGGCCCTCCATCTCGCGCGCCTCGTTGGGCGCGTAGATGCCGCCTTGCACGCCGCGCGCCAGCGAGTCGATCCGGTCTTTCTGCGCCGAGCGCAGCAACGCGCCGGTGTCGAATTCCACATACTCGTCCGGCTGGCCTTTGAGCTGGAACATCGCGCCGATGGCTTCCTCGATGTGGTTGAGCGCGAAGCCGAGCCCGCTCGCGATCCAGCTCTGCATCAGCAATTCGGTGGACGAAAACCCGCTGGTGCCGAGCCCGAAGATTTGCAGCGGAATGCGGAAGGCGAGCGCGATGTGCTCGTTGGTCAGCTTGAGAACGTCCGCGGTCGCCGCGTCGCGCCCGCCGACGGCCCACGGCTGCACCTTGAGGCCGGCGGTGAGGATCGGCGTGCCGCCTTGCTTGAGGCCCTTCGCCTGCTCGTTCCAGCGGTCGCGCAACGCCTGAACCTGATCCTTATCGAGGATGAGATCGGTCGAGAGCACGGCGCTCGGCCGCGCTTCGTTCGTGTAGAACGACCCTTGCTGATTGACGATAGCTGCGCCGGCGCCGATGTCGGCATAGGCGGCAACGATCGGCGACTCGCCCACCAGCGGTGTCGGCTGGCGATATCGCTTCGTATGCAAGCGGATATGCAGCACGTCGCGCTGCGGCACCAACAACTGATTGTCGGCGCCGAGCCGACGTTGAATAACGTCGTTGCCGTAGAGCTGATAGAAAATCTCGCCGTTGACCGCGAGCCGCGGCTGCGACATCAGCGGGTCCATAAGGTGGAGCTCATCCACCTCGTAGCGATCGTTGCGCAACGCCAGCGCATAAGTGTTGCCGTGCTCATAGAGCGAGCGCGTCGCATTGAGCATGAAATCGCTTGTTGACTGATAATCGTTGAAATAGCGCAGCAGGCGGGACAGCGCCGAATTCTTGACGCGGTCGCGCCCGCCCTTTGAGTTGAGGCGCCAGTGATCGCCAGGGCACATCGCCACGGTCTGCGAATAGGCCGAGACGCAAGCCTCAACCATTGCCGACCGTGGCGCGGTGATCGGGTCGTATCCCTGTTGCCACCAATTCCAAGCGGCGCCATCCGGCAACCAGCCGCCCGTCACCGACAGATTGTAAGGGCCAGGGCGAAAGTCGCCTTCGCCTCGGCGAACGAGGCGATCGGCGATCCGCCCTAGCCAGGCGCGTGCGCTCACGTCGATGGGTTTGCCGTGGTCGCTCTGGTCGGATAGGTGCCGCGCTGCGGAGTCTTGCCCGCCTCGGCCTGGCGCTTTTCGCGCTCGGCCGCCGGCAGCATGCCGGTATCGGCCGGCGAGCCGTCCGGCTCCTTCTCGACCACATGCACGCCGCTTGCCGCCAGGTCGTTTTCCTCCTGGGTCGGCGTCGGCTTCACGCCCGCCATTGTCTCGCGTTGCTCGGCGTGTCCTTTCTCGCGGGCGGTCTTTTCGTCCGCGAGCCGCTTCTTGGTTTCCTCGACGCGCTTCTTGTTGGCGGCGGCGTCGTCGTGAGGCTGATCGGCCATCTGATGTTCCTTTCGTTTGCGTGTGTTTCAGTCTTTCACCCAAAGGGTGATAAGGCGTGAACTACCAAGTAACGCCGGCAACCCAAGCAACGACGCCCGCACGCCTGATGCACCAGTTCGTTGGTAGGATCAGCCGAAGGGCGAGGCTATCGGTTTGGAACATCGACTTGGCCGGCGCACCGACCACGGCGGGCGCCCCGGACGTGCCGATGTCGGTCGGCGCGGTGTCGTCGAAGACCAGCGTAGCCTGGTCGCTGATTTCGAACCTTGGCGCGTCGCCGCCAACCGCCACGAAGTCGGCGGCATCGAGGGCGATCACCGTGCCGAGCGGCACCGTGCCAGAAGTGATGACCGGCCATCCGCCGAGCCTGCCTTGACTGATTTCGTCGCGGAACGGGAAAACGCCCGCGCCCGGCGCCGCTACAAGCCCGATAGAATTTGCTTGCTGCGGATTGAGAAGCCAGACCGGCGCGCGCACATTGCCCTTGGTGCCGGTGAGCAGCGCGCCGGATATTTGCTTGATGTCACCGACCAGGGCGGTGAAGCCGCCGGCGGCGGTCGGCGTCAAGCCGGCCACGCCGTTGAGGATGCCGGCGGGCCGCACCACGGTCGCCGGGTTGGCATCGAGCAGCACACTATCAAGCGAGATAGCGGTGTCGTTTTGGATCGCGTCGCGGAGCAAGCCCTCGACCGCCGGCACGGAATGCTCGGACAATTCCCTGGTCCAAGTGGTGATCACGGCCATTTTCTTCGGCGTCAAGGTCTGCGAGCTGAACAGCCCTTGGCGAACCGGGATCGGCAAACCTTCACCAACAAACGAGCCGGCGATCGTCGGCGTGGTCGCGCGCGTCGGGATCAGGATTTTGCCGTAGGGACCAAACGAAAGCGACAATCCCTTCGCTGCAAGCCGCGGATAGATCGCCGCCGGATAGAGGACTTCCATGAACGCAGCGTAGGTGGTCTGCGCCAATTCCGCGGCCCATCCGACCGCGGTAGTGGTGGCCGGCGCGGTCGCGGCGCGCATGATCCACATCACCGCTTGCCGGTGCTGCTCGTCGTCCCCGTAGATTTCGCGCATCGTCACGTCGATCGGCTGGCGCTTCTGATGCGCGAACAATTGCGCGACGCCGCAATGCACGAGCAGATCGAGTCCTTCCGTTTTCTTGCGTGGCATTCCGAACGGCCGCGGCGTGTCGATGCTCGCAGTCTGGTGGGCGGCGATTGGAGTGATGGCCGTGCTGCCGCGAGCGGTGGTGACGAGCGCGCGCGAGCCGCCATTGTCGGAAGTCTCACCGAGTTGCCGCTCGGCATCGCGCAGGGAAGCGAGCGTGCGTTCCGCCTGCGTGAGGCTTGCGCTCAACTCGTTGGCGGCGCCCAGGCTGTCATCGCTGACGTTGCTGGCGTCGCCCTGCTTGTCCCAATGGTCGGTCAATTGATCTTTCAGTCCGTTGATGCGTTGTTCGACCGCAGTAATACGTTGAGCAAACGACGACATGGTCGTGCCCTTTCTGATGGGAGGTCGTGTCGGCTTGCCCGCCGGTTGAGCCCCGCGGCGAGCGGCCCGGTCTTTTGCGCCATGCCCGGCGAAGACGAGGTCGATCGTTGCAGGGGAAATTCTAAGGCCCTTGGCGACCGCCAGGGCGTTTGGATTGGCCGGGACCGAGACCAGGCTGCACTCGACCAGCTCGGCTTTGGTATAAAACACGCCGTAGTCGGACTCCTTGCGCGGCTTGGTTTCCATCGGCCGGAAGCCGACCGAAACGGCGCGCAGAATGTCGGCAGCGATCAACGCGCGGAGCTCGTCGATGCGCTCGGACGTGCCCTTGGGCGCCAGCTCGAGCTCGCCGCGCAATTGCTTGTCCACGACGCGGAGCTTGCTCCACTTGCCGATCGGCCATGATGAGTTGTGAGCAAACAAAGCAATCGGGTTTTTCTTGAAGGCGGCGAGCTCCCAGCCGTCCGCCATGATCACGTCATCCATTCGATCCGGCGTTTCGTCGGAGAGGATGAACTCAAGCGCCCCGACCTTGCCCTCGTGGGTCTTGTGGCGAATGTCGCCGGCGCCGCGATTTTCCCAAAGTATCTGGCAGGCCTCCTCGTCCCCGATCTCGTCGGTGCACCGCTCCATGAAATCGTCCTCGCTCTCGTCCTCCTCGGGCTCGAGGTCTTGGCGAGATAGCTTCGCGGCTGCGTCCATAGCCGGCCTCCTACCAAAATTTGGGAATGGAAAAGCGGCTCGCCGCGGCCGGCGTGGTTAGGTCGGCCGCAGCGAGCCTACCGCACTGTGCCTCTCAGCGGTGCGGGTTGGGATCGTCGGAGCGATGCCCGGCCGCCATGGCGCCGGCGCCGGCGCCGGTCTCGACCGCGATGCCGAACTTGCATTCGTCGCGCGACTGCACAACCGGATGGTCGCGCGAGCCGGACCTGATTTTCACGAAATTGATCGAGCGGCCCCACGCCTCCGAAATCAGGATCGAGGTATTCGGCTTGGCGACAACGGTGACCTCGCCGCCCTTGCTGTCGAACAAGTCGTTGAACAGGTTGCCGTCGCTCGAGACCTGAAAGGTCAAATTTGCGGGCGTGAATTCCTGCGGGACGGTGATGCGGACGATGTTGCCCGCGGAGCAGTCTGCGGCATCTGAAAGCGACTCGCCGAGCGGAATGGTCGGCCCATCAACAATAGTGATCGACATTGGGTAATCTCCCCTTTTTAGGATTGCGGGTTAGACGATGCCGGCCGTGATCAGCGCCTCGACATCCGCGAACAGGTCATTGGCCTCGGGCCGGACCTCGACCTCGCGCCGGTTGATTGGTCCCCAATGCTGGCGCAGATGGCGCAGCGCAACGGCCGCGGCCTCGACCGCGAATTGCGGGCAGCACTTGCAGAGCTTCTGGAATGCGCGGCCCTCGCCGGCACCGTAGTTTTCCCAATCCGTTTCCGAACACTCGACGCCATCGGCAAAGATGTGCAACGCGCATTGCGCCGGCGGCTCGATGCCGAGCCCGGCAGCGTATTCCGCCATCAGCTTTTCGATCTCGGTCGAGCAGCTTGAGGAATTGAAACTTTGCTGGAACAGCCCGGCCTCGGCGGTTTCACTTTCGACGTTGGTCGCGCTCTGGTCGCGACCCTCGCAATGCTGGCCGGACGACTCTCGCATACCGAGGCCGAGCAATAAGACAAAAAGGTGCCGCAGGGTTTTTAGTCCGGCGGTTTCGTTGCTCATCTCGAGGTCGTTGAATATGTCGGCGTACCATGCGAGCGCGTCCTTGTCCTCGTTGTGCGAATTGGCTTTCGCCATATCGAGCGCGGATGTGTCGAAGGCAAATAGTTTGCGAATGCACGTTGCGAACGCGATCGCCATGCCGGCGATATAGGCGGGCGGCGCCTGGCCGCGGTCGGCCCATTCGTAATGCGCAATCGCGGACGAGCGCGCCAGGCCGACAATGGCGGCCGCGGTCGCCGGGTCGAGCGGCTCGAGCAGCGGCGGCGGGTAGGGCGGCAAGCCGAATTCGGCGTCGAGCGCGTCCCAGGTCTGCGGCCCGACCACGCCGTCAACGACGAGGTCGCACATGAGTTGATAAACCTCAACCGCGTCGGCGGTGATGTTGCCGAAGTCGCCGTCGAGCGGGCGCACGCCGAGCAGGCGTTGCACCAGCGTCACCTGGCTCCCTTGCGAGCCGATCGAGATCGTGGGCCGCTCGATCATCGGTACATCAGATGCGGTTCCGGCAGGCCGGGACCGAAGCCGATCAACCCGGAAAGCCAGACTAGAACGGCGATAATGCAGAGCAGACCGACGATGACCTTGCCCCACTTGTAGACGTTCGCGTCGATCGACCAACCCATGAAGCCCGTGATCAACCAAACAATGCAGAATGCGATGAAGATGACGATCGCGATGTAAAGCAGGAGGTAAGCAAAGCTGATGAGAATTCCCATTTGATCGCCTCCCTATCGAACCTTGTTTGCCGGATGCTTCGGATCGAGCGGCCAGCCGTCGTCGTCAACGTCGATGCTGTAGCCGTCGAGCTCGATGAAACGCTTGGACGAGTTGTGGCAGGCTTCGCAGAGCGATTGCAGCTTGCCGATTACAAACTTGTTCCAATCGCCCTTGTGCGGCTCGACGTGATCGACGATGCGAGCGACCGTGACGACGCCGCGCGCCAGGCAGAAGGCGCAGAGCGGATGCGCTCGCAGTTGCAACCGGCGCCGCCGCTGCCACGACGCCTTGCCGTAGAAATGCGACCAGGCGGTGCGGGCCTCGCCTGGTCGCGGCATGGCTCAACCTCGTTCAACCAATTTGCCGCGCAAGGAGCCGGCGACCCGGATGCGCTTCTTGACGCGGCCTTTGCGGTCGCGAATGATCCGCCAATGAGTGGCCACCGCGTGGCGTTTCTTGGCACTAGGCCGATGCCGCCGCATCACCGCTGATGCATTGCCGGCGCCGCGAACGCATCAGGCCGACCAGCCCCAGCAAGCCCGCTGCAAAGAACGGCAGCGAAGCCGGCAGCGGCGTGACGACAGCCGCCGGTGCCGCCTCGATGAAGAACGAGTCCGGGCCATCGTTCAATCCGGTCATCAGCGCCACGAAGCCGATCGTATCTCCCACATGAACGTCGTTGAGATTGAGCAGCGCCCCGGTGATGGAGTAATCCGGGAAGCCGGTGCCGTTGTTGAGCGACGGCACGTTGCCGGTCGTGCCGCCGGTGAAGCTCGCCAGCACGGTGCGCGTCGTGAAGTCGAGGAAGAAAAACGAGTTGAGCGTCTGCGCCTGATTGGTGTCGTTCACGTCCACGCCGATCGAGAAGCCCAGGCTCGTGTCGTTGTTGGCGAGCAGGAACAGCAGGAACGGACTTCCGGCGCCGACGGTGTAGCCGGTCGCGAAGGTGTTGTCGGCCAGCGTGTTGCGGCCGCCATTGCCCTCATCGGAGAACGCGGTGATCGATGACGTGGCTCCGTTGTTGCTGTAATCGTTGTAGCCGAAGTTTGCCGGCTGTTGCGGCTGGGTCGCGCCGCAAATCACGCACGGCGCGTTCTGCGGTTGGTTGCCGGCCGGCACCACGTTTCCAAGGCTTAGGCTACCGGAGTTGGTGGTGTCCCAGGTCACGCCGCCCAGCGTGACGGTGCTGGCGGATGCGGGCAGCGCGAGCGCCGCCAGGATGAAAGCCGTAAGCGCAAGTCTTTTCATAGTTGCCTCTTTCATGTTGGGTAGTTCAAGCGATCAGCGTTTCAAGATCGATCGGTTTAGCAACGCGGTCACGCGAGCGCAGACCGAGCAGCATCGCGAGCGCGACAGCGCCGTCAATGCGGAAGCGCGCCTTGTCTTTGTCGAGCTTACGATTGCCAGCCGGGTCCATAGTCGCAACCGCATTGGCCATGTTCCAGTTGAGCACGGGATTGCTTGGATGGACGAGTCGCCGCTCCATGATGGCGAGCTCGAGCGCGTCGATCGCCGGCGCCATGTCCTTGAAGCCCTGGCCCCAGGGGACGAGCCGTAAGCCGTCGCCGCCCTTCTCGCCGTCTTCGTAAGCCTGCAAGCCGATGCGATCAAACTCCCGGAGGATGTCGCCCATGCGCCAGCGATCATAGGCCATGCCCTTGACGCGGTAGCGTTGCGTGAGCTCGCCGATGAAGCGCGCGATCGTCTCGGGATCGATGGTCTTGCCGGGCGAGAGCCGCAGATGCCCGGCCTCGACCCATTCCCGATAGCGGTGCGTTCCGCTACCGAAGTCGCGATTGGCGTGCTCGGTCAGATGGTCGGCCGGCTTCCAGAAATACGGCACCACCCGCGTCGGGTCGGAGATCGAGCCGACCATCAACGCGGTCAGATCGATGACGCTCGACAAATCGAGCGCGAGGTAGACCTCCTCGCCGTCCGCGATCCTGGCATCGCCGGCGCACGCCATCCACTCGGCGCGCGAGATCAGCGAGGATATCGGTGCCACCCGCTGATTGAGAAATAGGTTGCGGACCTTGGGTTCGCCCGCCGGCATGCGCTTGGCCTGGCGCACCGCGGCGACGAGGTCTTCGCGATCGCGGAACTTGCCGAGCGCCGGATTGGCTTTCGCCCATTGCGCCTCGTCATCGAGCTCGCAGCCCTCGGCGGCGGCGTGCAAGTGGCAAACGATCGACGGATCGGTGCCCGCCAGCCCGTCGTCGATCAGCTTTGAGAGCACATGCTCGGGATCATTCGACTGCGTCGAGATGGTGATGAACAGTGGCTCATCGCGCGCCCCGAAGCTGGTATCGAGAACATCATACAAGGCCCGGCTCTTGGCCTGCGCGAGCTCATCGTAGATCACGACGCTGGGCAAATATCCGTGCTTGGTGCCGGCCTCCGCGCTCACCGCACGGTAGATCGAGCCGGTGCGCCGCGAAAACATGGTCTTGGTCGAGGTAATGACTTCGATCTCGGCCGCGAGCTGCGGTTCGAGCTCGACGATCTGCTTGGCGAACTTGAACACGATCGAAGCCTGATCGCGGTCATTGGCGGCCGAATAGATTTCCCCGTTGACGACCCTTTCCGGCCCGACCAGATGCGCGAGCGCCATCGTCGCGATCAACGCCGTCTTGCCGTTCTTTCGCGCCATCGAGAGGATCGCACGCCGCACAACACGGCGGCCGCCGATGTGCGGCTCGTAAATATCCTTGAGAAAAGCCCGCTGGAACGGATGCAGCTTGAACGGCTTGCCCTGGCCGGTCCCGCTCGGGATGGTCAGGCATTCGATGAAGTCGATCACATCCTGGGCGCGGCGCTTGCCGTCCGCGGTGCGCTGGACGGGCATCAGCCGGACAGAAAGCGGTCGAACTTGCCCGGCCGGCGACCGGCGCCGCTCGAGCCGGCATTGATCCGCGTCCGCGCCGCCGGACTAAACCCGAATTCGTTAGCCAGCCGGATCATGTCGGCCGCGGCCTTGCTCGCGATCGAGATGTGCGCGTTGCGGGTCAGGCGAGGGTTGTCGCGCAATGCCATCGCAGCGCCGTGCCAAACCCCATAGGAAAGGCAGTAAGCCGCCAGCAAAGCCAGATCGACCTTGCTGAATATGCCCATGACGATGAGCTGTCCGGCCGCCACCCGCCACTCATCCGCGGCCACGCCCGACAGACACGCAGGCGGCTCGGGCACCTCGACAATCCCTTCCGGCTGCGGCTCGTTGAGATTGAGCCGGTCCAACGCCATGCCGGGATTGCCGCGCAATAGCTTGAGCCGCAGCGATTGCGGCTTCGGTCCCGATCTCATTGTTTCGGCTCCAATTTTTTTCGGATGTGCAAGTTCCAAAAGTGAGCTCGGCGCGCGCCGCGGCCATTGGCCGGTCCTGCGT